GAGGTTTGGGGCGCGCTGGATTTTCTTTAAAATCTTTTATTTAGCGCGTCTAGAGTTTAGAGTCCCTTCAGACTCGGTAGTTTATGCTCATTCCGGAGCCCCTATAGTTTAATGTCATTTCGGACGTTCTCCATGTCGATTCATGGAAGCCCTTCGGCCGGCATCCCTTCTAGAAAAGCCGGATTACTCCAGCTCTGCCTCAACTCCCAGAGTCTCTATTAACTCTGTGACAAACTCTCTGGGGCAGTGTCGCATCTCCTCAAGAATAGATTGATAGCCACTTAACCAGCGGAATCGGTCCACAAGGAGCTTGTGCTCAGGACTGGTTCCACAAAGTAGGCCATACACCATCTTTTCCAGGTTCTTGGGTACGACAGTTGAGGGGGCCTTGAACAAATGAGAACAGAAGTCGAAGTCTTCCGCCCTCTCACATTTAATACCAAGCAAGGCATACTTGGACAGGTCTGCATCAACAGATTCCAGAGCGTCATCACCCATTGTCACAGCCCACTTAGCTCCCGCATATAGCGAGAGCATATACCTCATTCGCGAATTGGTGGAGCTCGTGTTAAAGCTTCCACTCTTTTGAATCCCTGGCGAGGTTTGGGCGAGAAGTAGTCCATCTGAAAGGCAGAAAACGCTCTGTCCCAGGCATTGAAGCCAGGTCTCACGCAATTTCCGCAGGACTGGGGTGCACTCTAGAGTTAATGCATTCCGGACTGCAAGATCATCCTCCAATAACCACATTGGTACCGACCAATCAAACCCCGAGCAGTCAGTCGGGATCAAGTACCTTGACCAATTCTCCACCAAGTCAGCAGCATTTGTTCCAGCTAGTGCCGCAACAGACTCAGTGAACAGCTGGACTTGAGAATCTAGGGAGAAACCCAGGCCCGGCTTTGAGGGGATCACCATGTGTTGTTCTAGCTCCTCTTCGTTTTGAGAACGGAAGAGCATTCTGGCGATCAATTGGTCAACGAGGGAGACAGAAGCAATCAATCTAAATCGCTTGTTTTCGATCTTCTCCCTTTTATGTGGCTCCGGCTTCACAAATAGCCGGATTGGATCCACCAAACCATCGACAACTGCCTGCACAGGATCTACAAAGTTAGCAGACAGGAGCCGTTGCAACCTGGCATAGACTAGATCCCATAAACAATTTACGGAATCCATATCATATGCCCAGTCTCCGTGTGTCTTGCGGTTG